GGGGATCTGGATGGTTGTCCATAGTTACGAGCTATCGGACGTCGGATCTGGCGATAGTGAGCACTGACTGCGCCTTAGGGGGGTCCGCCCGATAGGGATTTACCATAACTTCGGGCTCGCCGATAGTCCGCCCCTATTGGACTGGCCATTTCCATAGTCCCCGACTATGGAAACCGATGTAAGTACTCACTAACTGACAGGAGGGGGGGGTGCCCGCTCTCCAGAGCAAGATCCGTGCCAGCCTTCTAGGTGTCCACGTTCAGTGTGACCAAACCTGTCAGTTATGACGTCCTCTGTCATATTCTAGGCCCCCTTATATGACGTAGAATGTCGTGCCACCCCCTCTCAAACCGGTTTGAGACCCTGGCATGTCGGTTGCTACTTTTTCTATAGGGTCCTGACCACATGGGGTGGTTAGAGACACCGACCGATAGTGACCTTAGGAGCCCATCATGGCACGCAATACCCGCAAGACCCCCGCCCTCGTAATCGCCGCTGACACGTTCGTCGGCCCCACCCTCGAGAACGCCTTCGTAGGCCCGATCGCCCCCGTGGCCAATGAGGACGTCCCCCCCGCCCTCGAGCAGACCGAGACACCCGTTAGTGACGCCCCCTCGCAGGACGTGTCCGCCCCCGATTCGGCTCAGGACGATCAGCAGCAAGACGTCCCCCCCGAGATGACCGATGCCCAACGTGCCCTCGAGGCCGCAGCGATCGATGCCGAGGCGTCTGGTCGGGCCATTAGCGACGTCCTGGCGGACATGGGGCTCAACGCGGACGGCACCAAGCGCGCGATCAAGGACGTCTACATGGGTCCGATGGTCGCCCTCAAGACAGCGCGTCTCCGTTACGTGTCTGCCGCGAACGGCAATCTGTGCAACGGTGACGCGATCGCCCAAGCATTCGGACGGATGAAGCCCGCAGACGTCGTGCGAGCCGCGATGGAAGTGCTTGACGAGCGTCGCAACAAGTACGCGCACCTGAACCAGGGTCAGCAGTCGATGAATTACCGCAATCGGGTCCGCCAAGCGATCAAGCGCGGTGATCTGAACGTGGACGCGGTGCTTGACCTGATTCACACGATCGCCGATTCGATCGAAGACGCTGCCGAGTAATTGACACCGGACCCCGATTCGTGTTAGAATCGGGGTTCACCAACCAAGGACAATCATGCTTGACTTCTTCCTCTCCAATCTCCTGGGCACGCGCATCCTCATCGCGTTGTGCTTCATGGCCTTCATCGGCATCTGCGCCATCGGCCAACACTTCGAAGACAAGGCCAAGGCCAAGAAGGCCGCAGCTAAGCGTGCAGCGCAAGGCACGTTCGTCCCAACCGGTGCCACTTCTGGCTACTGGATCAAGTAATCCAAGGACCAATCATGACCAAACCCATTGTCAAGCTCGTGGCCCGCGAGGGCTACTTGCACGTGAAGCCCCCCAAGGATGACGTCTTTGGACGCGACCTTGCCCCACTTATTTACGTCTACCCTGCGGGTGATTGTGACGTCGCACCCTGGCCACTTAGGACCATCAAGCATGTACGCCTGCTCGCGGAGGCGTTGTATGACGCCGTTGAGACTGGCGCGATCGAACACATGCATGGCGAATTCACGGTAATCATGCCCGATGGCTCGCAATTCGGGTACCTGGGCATCCTGGAAATGCCTTGGAAGCCCTACGGGAGCGAAGAATGAGCCCGCGCAAGACACTTGTTGATCTATTGCTGCTCATCATCCTGGGGGCATTCATGCTGATAGTTACAGCCAAGGGCGAATGGCTCGAGCCCTCCCTTGATGACGTCCCATCCGAGGAGTGCTTCACGGATTCATGCGTGGGGTGCGTGGACGATTGCTTGGCACCGGCTGACGAACGGTAATTGACGCCTGCCTCGATTCGTGTTAGAATCGGGGTTTTCGTGAGTTACAAGGAACAGACATGACGCAACACAATCATCAAGTGGTTTTTGGCCGAAAGGTCGAGGGCTGCGATCGCTGCGAAGAGCTTAAGCTCGGCGCACCCACCCGCAAGTGGGCTAACTATGCACGTGACTCCCAGGTACAACGCCTGCGCGAGATTCGCGAGCACAATTGCAAGACGTCGGGTTGCGGACCCGTTTGCACAGCCTTTGACTGGTAATAGGAGCAATTAATCATGCGTAAGAACCTTCGCGAACACGTGGTATTCTGGCAAGAGAATGGTTACAATGACTCAATGGCTTATTGGCTTGGGCTTGTGACCCAGGTTGCGGGACGCAATGACATGCCCGTGGCCGAGATCATTGCGTTCGTCAAGAAGACGTCCATTGACAGAGGCATTTACTTCATTCAGAATGCTGAAGACGATGGCATGCGCCATGACTTTGAGTGGGCATTCCACTAAGGGGGACTAGACACAGACGTCAGCCTGTGGTAGAATCGAAGCTGGTGGTCCGAGTGGACCATCGGCCATAGTAACACGTAATGGAGTAAATAGTGAACACACCAACCGATGCGCGTGACCTGCACGCGATTGCCACGATCAAACAGATCGCGAACCTGCACCAAGCATGCGTGCACTTTGCACGTCTGCCCAATGACGCGAACCTGCTGCTGGTCGAGTCCGCGATCAATGCGATTGACCCAGAATTCGTGGTCGAGTCAGTCGAGTGCGATTGGTTCAGCCAGGGTGGGCACTTCGTGCACATCCGATTCGAGGATGACACGCACGTGGACGTCCCATTTGATCTCTCCAAGGAATAAGAATGACCAATCTCGTGTCACCACGTCACACGGTCGCGTCCTTCGTCTACTTCATTGATGGCGAACCCGTGGCAGTGAACATCAATGTGCATGCTAGGCATAACAACAGGTATGAAGTCTACGTCCTGGGTGGCGTCCTGGCGAATGGCGAGGATTCTTGGGTAACCGACGATCTGCACGACGCAATCAAGCGCGCAGCCGATGAAGTCGAATCAGCAATTCTGGGGATGTAAATGGATCAATACCTCGAACATCAACTGTTTAGCGCGGAGGCGCATAAACGCGTTCGTGCATTCGTTGCCGACTTGCGCGAGTTCGCGATCGCAGTCGAGCAGGACTTGAATGAGAAGAGTGAAACACTGCTCACACCCCAGATCATGATTGAGTTGACCGATGTGTTGACCCTGCATTATCAGGCGTACGTCCAGACACTCTTGTTTCCTCCTTCTGAAGTTACTGGGATTAAGATACAATGAATGAATATTTTGAAGGCCAGCAAGGCCAGTTCCGTTGGGACCCGCTCGAGTACGAGGATCAAGGCTTTGACTCCGAGTTCGCACGCAAGCAAGCGATCGCGGAGCGCACAAGGTGGGTGAACTTGAACACCAAGAAGTACCCGAACATGCGCTTCAAGATGTGGACGCTGATCGGCCAGTTGCGCCAGTACGCAGGACTTGGTAAGCCCGATGGTCGAATCCGCAACGTCTACTACGTGAGCGTCGACCCGAAATGAGCACAATCTGGGAAACGATTCAGGATATCCTGAACACGAGCCCAGAGATTCGCTCTGGGCAGTTGATTGCGAAGGTTCAAGCCAAACATCCTGGTGCGAGCAAGCGTTACATCTATACTGCCCGAAGCAATCTTAGGACGTGGAGTCCGGTTGCCAAGATGATGAAGAGTGAACAAGACCGCGATGAACTGGCACTAGCGATTGGACGTCATGTGCTGTCGATGATTGAAAACTGGAAACGATAATGAAACAGACTTTTACAATTGAAAAGACAAGCAAGGCCACTGGCAATCAGAACACGATGGAAATTATGCTTGATCTGGCTGATTATGACAAGTGGCTGGCGGGTGGTCTGATCCAGGACTGCTTGCCCTACTTGACTGCAGCAGAGCGTGAATTCCTTCTGTCGGGCATGACGCCACAAGAGTGGGACTATTTCTTCAGTGAAGACTGACGTGTTTCATACGATATTTTGGTTGAGTGTGGTGTTCGTAATGGAACACCCCATTCTAGTAGGTGCCGTCATCTTTGGAATCTGGGCATTCTGGGTGGCGGCAAGTCAACTCGAGAAACGAGAGGAACGTGAAGAATGGCGTAAAAAATGGGAAGCTGAATGGAAGGCTGAAAAAGAGCGTGAAGAGTATTGGGAATCCATTGCAAAAGGAGATAAGAAGTGAACAAAGCACGTCGCAATAAGATCAAGGACCTGATCACGGGTCTGGACTCCTTGGACCTGATGAATCAGATTCAATCTATCCTGGACGATGAGTCATCTTATTATGAGGAGATGCCTGAGGGTCTTCAAAATGGCGAAAAGGGTGAGGCTGCGCAAGCAGCGATTGATGAGCTACAAACAGCTTTTGAGGCAGCAGAAAATCTCATTGGAGCCTTACAAAATGCCGGAGAATGACAACCTACAACGTCCATTCAAGATTGCTATTCGCGAAGAGGGTGAATGGGTGAATGGATACGTGGCCGATTATGAAGACACGAAAGCTAGGATATTGGTCTTCAAAATAAGTGTTAATGCTCTCAATATGGGGGGCGAACAAGCATTCGAGGCATTAAAACAATTCGCAGGGGTTTTGGCTACTGGTATGCTGACGTCAATTATTCCTGACTTGCCAGCCAACGATATTATATTGGAATTTCACATTTCATCTAAAAAGGAGAAGTAAGGTGACTTTTTCAACGTCCCGATTCAAAATCACTGTCAAATGCACTGATGGAGATGACTTTACCTGGTATGCAACCGGGCCTAATGTCAAGGGATCGCCAAAAGAAACAGCAAAATACTTGACACAATTGGCGAAGCGGTGGTCGGATCGGATTGTTACCTATGAAGTCGCATCAGAAGAAGATTACCAAAAATACCGGACTGCGACTGAATTAATTATCAATGGGGGGTAGACACGACGTCCTGACTGTGGTATACTGGGGGTCCAGGCGCAGAGTGCGCTTGGGCTCCTTCAATAGTGGTAATATGACAAGATTCAATGATCCTCCCGGAGACATGGATCCCTTGCTGGTGAGAGCGATTGAAGTTCTTACCACCACTGCAAATATATTTGATATTAAACCCTGGAAAGAAATCATGAAGCACAAATCTGAAGTAGTTGGCGGCGTTCTCGTAAGCAAGACACAACGTGTGATCACGCACGCTCAGTTGATTGGTGAAGCACCCCTGTCTGAGGGACTTGACAGCACCCCCACTGACATGGTATACTCGGAGAGTGATCAATCCGATCACCCACCCGTGAAGGATTCTGAAATGACTGAAGTGACCACCGAACGACAAGTCTCCCCCGAGCAACAAGCCAAGGAAGAGGCTGTTAAAGCCAAGATTGCGGCTAAGGAAGCTAAGATCAAGGAAGCTGCCGATCGCAAGGCGCAGGCTGAAGCAGAACGTCTAGCCAAGGCTGAACAACGTGCAAAGGATGTGGCTGAGGCGCGTGCTAAGAAATCCGAAGCAGAACAAGAACGAGTTGAACAACTCAAGGCTGAGTCTGAAGAAAAGGGCGAAAAGCGTACCTACTTTGGTCCGATGATTCACCTGGCAGAGCGTGCCAAGAATGGCCACTATGTCAAGTCGGCACTTGGCCAACTGCGCTCTGATGACGACCTGGCTCGAGCACTTGACTCCGTGCGTCCAGCAAACGTAGTCAAGCTGGCAATGGTTCTCCTGAACGATACCACGAATCGTTATGAACATCTCAACATTGGCCAACAGTCGATGAACTATCGTAACAAGATGCGTGGGGCCATTAAAGCGGGCACCTTTACCATCGACGATGTGAAGCGTGTGCGGGATGAAGAGGGGCTGACGGAGGAAGTCGAACCCAAGAAGGAACGTGTTAAGGCCGAAGCAGGCGTGCTCCCGGCTGAAGGCACCGTCCAGACTGGAGAAGCTCAAACCTGATAGCCCTTCTGGAAGTCGATGGCGCTGAGACTTTAACCCTGCGCCAATTATAGTAATATAAGGAGTCATAATGATATCAATGCACGTGGGCAATCTTATTATGAGTCATTCGCCTAATGTGGCATTACAGTTCTCTGGTGGACGTGATTCCCTGGCCATGTTATTGTTGTTGCAGAATTATTGGGAGGACTTGACTGTATACCACTTAGATACCAATGACGAATACCCTGAGACGTCTGAATTGGTTGCCAAGATGCGTGCAGTTGTGCCCCGATGGAATGATGTGCAATCCTCGTCCCCCTCGGTGAGGCGTGTATACGGTCTGCCGTCTGACCTGATTCCACAGTCGACGTCATTCCTTGGAGTCCCAGATCGAATTAAGATTATTGACCGGAACATCTGCTGTTACCACTCAATCATGCTTCCAATGCACGAAGCGATGGTCCAAGATAAAATTACACTGATTCTGCGCGGCCAGCGCAGTAAGGATTACCCCAAATCTCCGGTAAGGAATCAGCAGACGGTCGCGGGTATGACTATCATCTACCCGGTCGAGGATTTGCATGATTTGGCAATAAATGCAGTAGTATCTAAGCAGGCTCCCAAGTTTGGTATTATGGACCCACTTAAGTATTATAATGAGGGTTTGACGTCATCCCCAGACTGCATGGGTTGCACGGCTTGGCTCGAGCACAAAGCATACCATTATCTCAAGAAGTTTTATCCAAGGAGGGCAGAGGGAGTCAGGACAGATATGATTAAGATTTATGACGCCGTGACAAAGGAATACAATAGGTTACTCCATGCGAAGGAAGTTCTATGACTGATAAGGGTATGATCCCAGGCAGCAGCATGCATATCTTGATGCAAGAATACAGCGCAGAAGCGATGTTCGAAGTCAAGGGTTATGCTGACCATCTACGCGAATTGGCAGAAGCAATTGACAAGGACTTGGCTCATAACGTTAATAAGGGACAACTTTTAAGTCCTTTGGTTGTGATTGATATGATCAAGTCTTTGATGCAATGTCATCACAACAGTCTTGCATCATTGATTGATAACACCAAGCCAGGGGAACCATTGCTAGAACTGATTCAAGGGGAGTTGAAATCAATGAGAGATGATGAGCTTAAGAAGCTCCTCCTTGATCTTGCAGCTGCATTGAAGCAATAGGACTAGACACGACGCTCAGACTGTGGTATACTAGAGGTTCTGATAGTGACCCGCGCAATAGTGCGCATTTTAATGGAGGCCATAGTGGCAGAAGTTCAAGAGGATAAGATAGTGCGTCAACACCTGACGGTTAAACAGAATCACGTTCTGAATGAGCTGATTTTGGCAGAGTTCACGAGTTCAGGGTTGTCGTTGGAAGCATTTTCCACGATGGCGTCCGAGAGACTCGGGTTCAGGGTCAGCAAGACCCACATCTCGACCCGAATTGAGGCATGGGAAATCCCAATCAACCGACCCGTGCCAGCCCCGAAGCCGAAGAAGAATGGCGTGAATACGGCCATGCTGTTGGCTCACGAGCAGCGTATCAATGACCTGGAAGAGAAGGTCAAAGTGATGCAGGGATGGATCAACACGACCTTCCCCACCTATGGTGGAAAGGCGATTAAGTAATAGTCCAGCCCCCCTCGGGGGGCGTATATAGGAAAATAGTGATGGCCACATTTGACAATTTTACCTCAGTCCAGCACATTATTGATACTGGTGGCGAAGAATATTGCAAGCCGGACCCGGAGACAGGTTACGCAGAACCTCCAGTCATTCGAATTGTGGAATACACAAATAGCTTTGGTGGCAAGTGTTGGGGCGTGGTCTGGGAGAACGATGGTGATCCATTGCGCTATGAGCGTCCCACGGAGTTTGTTCAGAACCCCAAATTGATCTGGGAGCATCCCAACTACAAGATGGGCACTGTTGTGGTCTTAAGGAGGAGATAATGGACGTCTTGAACCTTTTGAATGAACGTGTGGAATATCTTGTGAAGAGGGGGAAATATGTTGCAGCGGATGCGATACGCCAAGCTATCAAGCACATCCACGAGGTTCAGAAGGCAGAGGCTGAAAACGCCAAAGCTCTTGCGCCCCAGAAGGACCTTATTTGGGATGGTGACGAGGGCAATTCACCCGATTAATCGGCTTCGTGCATGGGGGTTGACTAAGGTATAATATGTCTAGCATTCTTTCTCGAGAAATGAAGGTGGATTATGAACCCAAGGCCAAGCGCCTTGTGGTTCAAGCCCCTTTTCACATGGTTGATATTTGTCGCAATTTTCCTTCCAGGCGGTTTGATCCAAAGCGCAAAGTATGGGTCGCACGTCTGGTACGTCCTAATGTGGAGTACCTCAAGAGTCTGAATTACTGTGATATCAAGTATAGCAAGGCGGCATCGGATGCGATTACCAATTTCGAAATTCTTGTCGCTCCGCCGAGGATCATTCCATTCCCGGTTGATACTTATATCGATCACTTTGACAATAAGGACCCATACCCGCACCAAAGCAAGATGCTGGACCTATCATGGGGTTTGCGATCTTCAGCCTGGTTTTGCGAGATGGGTACTGGTAAGACTTTTGCAGCAATACACTACGCCCAGGCACTATACTTGGCAGGTGAGATTGATGCGGTTGCCATTGTCTGTCCGGCTACATTACGTCGGACTTGGATGAAGGAACTGAAGAAGTACGCATCCATTCCATATGATTTTAGGATGCACGAGACAAAGGCTCCGTGGCTGAATGGGTTCTACTCCCCTAAAGACACGAAGCATATGAAGATACTGGCCATCTCGGTCGAGGGTCTGGGCATCAGCCAGCAGTCATATGATTCCGTGTGTGGATTTTACCCAGGACGTCGAGTGTTGACGATATGTGATGAATCATCAAGAATCAAGAACCCAGATGCTGTTCGCACTAAGCGTACTATTGAGTTGGGAGGAGCTAGTGAGCGGAGAATTATACTCAACGGTACTCCCATCGCGTTGGGCATACAAGATTTGTGGTCACAATATGAATTTCTTGATCCAAACATTATCGGGTCTGGAGATTATTGGGCTTTCAAGACAAGATATATTGTCTATGGCGGGTTTGAAAATCGACAAATCATTGGATACCAGAACGTAGATGAATTGATGGATTTAATACGTCCATACACGTGCGAATTCAGGAAGAAGGATGTACTCCAAGACCTACCACCTAAAATCCCTAAGACGGTCTTTGTCCAAGCGTCCAAAGACCAGAAGGTATTATTTCACCAAATCTTGGCAGGGAAAGCCACAGATACGTCTGAAATCCGGATTAAGTCTGATAACGTCCTCGAGAAAATATTACGTCTCAGACAAGTGGTTGGTGGATTTGTTCCATCCCAAGAAGTGGTTCCGAGCGGAGATGAAAAGACAGTTCTTAAGCCGTTTAAAATAAATCCTAAATTGGACACCCTACTCGAGCTAATTGAAGAGCATCGTGACGGATCGAAATTCATTATTTGGGCGGCATTTGTTCATGAGATTGAAGCCATCGCTAATAAACTCCGAACCAAATACGGAGACGCAGCCGTGGCAACATATTATGGGGCAACCGATCAAGATGAACGGTCCCGAATTGAGGACGCTTATTGCCGATCACCGGAACTTAGATTTTTTATTGGAAATCCGACGGCAGCTGGATTGGGACTCACACTTGTCTCCGGAGAAAGCGACATTATGGTCTATTACTCTGGAACCAACGCATATATTGATAGAGCGCAATCAGAGGATCGAGCACACAGAATCGGTCAGCGCAATTCGGTCGTCATCATTGATCTTGTCATGGAAGATTCTGTTGACGAAGCAATTCAGGAATCAATTGTACACAAAACTAATGTCGACACGTACGTGAAGGATCAAATTTCGAAGGGTGTCAAGATGGTAGACGTCTTGACTGGAGAACTGGAGGAATAGGGGATAGACAGGCGCGTGCCCCTGTGATATACTCGGGGTATAGCCGATGGGCGCTCAGGCGCCTTCAATAGGATCATGGAGGATTTATGGCAAATAGTCAGCCAATTGTTTGGGTGATCAAAGAGCAATTTAAACAGGGTGCCGGTGGCCCTGAGCCGATTGATTATACCCCTGCAATGCAATATGGTGATGTACATTTTATTACCGAATTTGACGTCCCAACCGGACCCAGTAAGGCTGTTCGTGAGTCTTGGTTTGAGGGTGTTGCAAAATTCTGTGACGACTACGATCCTAAGAGGGATTTCGTAGTGTTGACAGGATCACCGACCGCACTATTCTTGGTTGGTGCAATGATGGCCGATAAGGGGGCTCTCCCGCTTCGGTTGTTGATATGGCGGAGGGAAGAGAACCGCTACATTCCCTTCGAGACTGATCTGTAATAGGAGTATAGTATTATGACAATGGAAGTACTAAGGGACCTGTGTATTAAAATGCAGTCTCTTCAGGACGTTAAGAATGAGCTTGAGGATCAATTGAAGGTCATCAATGCGAATTTGGATGAGGTACGTCTGAAGAAGATCCCTGACTTGATGATAACGCTCGAGCTTAGGACGGCAACTTTTCACGGCATCGGGCGTGTCCAGCTGGCTGAAGATGTGTACGCATCTACTCGAGAGGGTAAGAAGGTGGAAGCCATGCAGTGGCTCCGTGACACCGGGTATCCGGACATGATCATCGAGACTTACAACGCTTCATCTCTCAAGGCACTCTTCAGACGTCAATTGAAGGAGGGCATTGACATACCAGATGATATCTTTAGTGTGACGCCGTTTACCCGTGCGTCAATTGTGAAAGCATAATGTCACGTCGATTAGGGCCGACCGACATTTTTAACCCTGCCCTTTGAAAGAGTAATATGGCTGATAGCAAGAGTGAAGTTTCTGTGGCCCCTAAGCAGGGTGCTCTGGCATTTACGGACGCAGTTCCGGATTGGGTCAAGCATGACTCAGCACGTGGATCGGAGGAAGTGGGTTCAAAAGACCTGATTCTGCCCCGATTGGAGATTGTCCAGCCCCTTTCACCCATCAGGGACGAAGACCCCGATGCCTTAGAAGGACACATGTTCAATAGCGCGACACACGAAGTTTTGGGTGAGTCCGCGATCATTGTTCCTATTTACTTTCGCACTGAATATATCGTCTGGAAGGACAAAGATTCTGGCGGTGGTTTCTTTGGTTCATTCCTCAGCGAGGGTGAAGCAGTCCAGCGGATGCGGAAAGCGGTTTTGCAGGAAGGTGAACAGGAAGAACTGCTCGAAGTGGTGGACACGCCAGTCCATTATTGTCTCCGGGTTCGCGACGATGGTTCTACCGAACAGATCGTCATATCTATGGCCAAATCCAAGGCCAAGGTGTCCCGTAAGTGGAACTCCGTGATCCAAATGGGTGGCGGTGATCGGTTCTCGAGAGCATACCGGGTTGGTACCTTCAAGGATAAGAACAAGAAGAATCAGACATTCTTCAACTTTACCGTGATGCCGGTTGGTTTCTGTCCCAAGGCTTTGTTCGATGAAGCTGAACGGACCTACAAGCTCTTCAAGGATAGCAACGTTCAAGCGGACCATGCGTCTGCTGGCGGCGAATCCAACAACGGTCATGCAGACCGTGGTGAAATCTAACAGAGTTCCGTTGCCATAGCGGGCTTAGTCGGGGGTACGCCCCCGGCTTTTTTTCAAATCGCAAACTGGGGAAGCTAGTGAGGCACAAGCGTGTTTTCAAAGACTGGGATAAGTCCCCGTCTTCATGTAAGACCATCAAACCTGGTGAAGAGGTATGTACCGATTATACCGGAGACATTACATATCACACAGTAATCAAGTGTATCCCTGCTAGGTCTGAGTCCGGTATTGTTTTAAGTGTATCCCCTGCTGTTAAGGGGAGTTATAGTAACCAGTTAGACGCTGCCTGGTTCCGTAGTGCTGAAGTAGGAACTGAATGGCACCGTCTCCGTGAAATAGCGGAGGAATAGTGGAATTTCCAAGATTGGATGGCCATGCTATTGCCCTAGATTATGAATCCAATGGGCTGAAGTATTGGCGAGATGACTTTCAGGTTATAGGCGTATCAATAGCGACCGCGGATAGTGAATGGTATTGGGATATTAGAACTACCCCCAATGTGGGTGCCTGGTTGAGAGACGTACTTCCTCGACGCCAGATATATTCCCACTTTGCGCAATATGAATACCAGTGTACCAGATTGTTTGGAATAGACCCCAGATCAATTAACTGGTTCTGCACGATGACGGGCGATTGTCTTCTGTTCGAGAAGCATCTAACTTATGACCTTCATTCGGTTGCGGTACGTCATGGGATTCCTTCTCGGAAGGCACAACTCCAGGAGGAGATTCGTTTAGCCATTGGCTGTCGGACGGTCGAGGAAGCCATGCGCCGGCTCGAGGAAGCACCCCCAGAGCTGGTCGCTATGTATGGTGCATCTGACACTCGGATATGTTACGACGTGGCGACTAAGCTGCTCCCCAGGATGCAAGAAGAGGACTTGATGCAGGTAATGGAGCTTGAGATGCAACTCATGCCCGTCCTGGCGGATATGTCTTGGGGTGGAGTACGTGTAAATCTGGAAGCGTGTGAACCTGCTATTAAGAAGCTGGATGAGAAAGAACTGATACTCCAACGCGAGGTTGGGGAAATAACCGGGAATGTGAAATTCAATGTCAACAGTACCCCCCAAATCAGAGAATTCTTTAAGCCCGAGTCCATCAACAAGTACCAATGGCGACTCATTGATGGAACCCTCGTCCTCCCCACTAAGACAGGGAAAGGTCCAAGTATCGATCAGACAGCACTCAGAAATTGTAAACATCCGCTTGCGACAAAAATACTTGATCTCCGGAAGACTATTAAATTACGAGATACGTTTATTCGTGGCCACATTATTGGAAATGCTGACGACAGGGGATATGTCCATACTACCTTTAACCAGACTCGAAACGATGCTGATGCCGGAGTTGTCACGGGACGTTTATCAAGCACGGACCCTGCTCTTCAACAAATTACCAAACGGGATAAAGAAAACGCAGCAATTCTACGCTCAATGTTCATTCCAGACGATAGATGTGACTGGGGGTGTTTCGATTATAATCAGGTGGACTTTAGGTGTGCAGCACATCTCATTAACGACCCGGAAATTATTGCCGCATATGCGGCAAATCCGAAACTTGATTACCATCAAGTGGTATCCGAAATGACGGGGATTCCCCGTAATGCCCCCTATGCTGGAGCACCCAATACGAAGCAGATTAACCTGGGATTGGCATTTGGAGCAGGGGCGGGTAAACTGTCATTCATGATGGGTATGGAATATACCATGACAGAATGGAAGGGTAAGATGACGTATCAACCTGGCCCCAAAGCCAGAGAGATATTTGATCTCTACCATGCTAAGCTGCCTGGTGTCAAGAATTTCATGAGACGCGCTGAAGACGTCGCAAAGGCCACTGGATACGTACGTACTGCAATTGGACGGAGACTTCGCTTAGGACGTGGCGAAGCACATAAGGCGGCTGGGCTATTATTTCAAGCATATGCGGCTGATTTACATAAGACAGGACTGGTCCGATCCGATCGATTGATTCGAGAAGAGAAGATTCCCATGCGGATGATGCTTAGCGTCCATGATGAAATGGATACTTCAATAGAGAAAGGACTTGACCAACAGACGATAGAACATGTGAGACACATATATAGTGACTTCAACTCAGAGAATAGTCCGATTCGGATGAGAGTACCCATTCTTTCATCCGCATCAATAGCTGATAATTGGTATCTGGCATCAAAGGATTGATATGCAAACTCATCATATTGATATGATCATGGACTTCCAGTTTGGAAGTACTGGGAAAGGTCTGTTAGCGGGGTATCTTTCTAAGCGGGGGGATTATGACACCACAGTTTGTGCATTTGGAACAAATGCCGGACATACGTATATTGATAAGTCCCGTGAGTTGCACGTCATGACGCAGCAACTCCCCACTTCTGCCGTGGCATCCCCTACGGTCAAGAAGATTCTAATTGGTCCTGGGGCTGCGATTCATATTCCAACCCTGATGGACGAAATCAACAAATATGAAAAGTATCTTAAGGGTAAGACCATTCTTATCCACCCTCATGCCGCAGTTGTAACCGATGAACACCAGTCGGTTGAGAAGTTTAGGCAGATGGGTAAGATTGGGAGTACTACCAAGGGTGTCGGCCAGGCATATATCCAACGTCTCCAAAGGGACCCCGAACATATGAACGTCATCGCGGGCAGGAAGAGGGAATTGTACCCGATGGTTGCGACAGTCCAAGAATATCGTGAAGCGCTCGAAACAGCGAATTCGGTCATTGTGGAAGGGTCCCAGGGGTTCTCGCTATCCATGTATCACGGGTTCTATCCGTATGTTACCTCGAGGGACGTCACACCCTGGCAGATTGCGGCTGATTGTGGATTGCCATTCTCCATCGCCCCTTATATTCATATCTGGGGTACTGTTCGAACTCTTCCGATTCGGGTCAATAATCGGGATGGTACTTCTGGTCCTGGTTACGATGATCAACGTGAGCTTGAATGGCAGGAACTCGGGATCGAGCCTGAGCTGACGACTGTCACTAAGCTGCCCCGCAGGATATTCACATTCAGCCAGGAACAAATCACTGATGCCTGCTGGCATTGCTCCCAATACTGGCATACGAATATCTTCCTGAACTTTGCGAACTATCTCGAACGTAATGGGATTCAGGATGTTATTCAACAAATCGAGACTCCACGTCCCTACTGCCTTAATCCCCCACATGTGAAACTCATTGGGGTTGGTCCGGATGATTCAGAAGTTTTGGAGCGCAATAATGACGTCTATAAACCAGTTAGCCTCGGAAATACGGAAACAAGCGGACAGGTTGTTTCCACATCGGACCGATAACTCAATGTACCTGAAGGTATATGAGGAGGTTGCAGAATTGATACAATGCAGGGGTTCATCCTCAGAGCTTGCAGACTTGATAATCATGATTTTGGATTTCGGTGCGCGCCGGAATTATGATATTGAAACTGTGGTTCGTGAGAAAATGATCTTAAATGATCAACGTGAATGGAGAGAAGTTGATGGCGTGATGCACCATATTGAATAGGAGTCCAATAATGCACTCTATAATGAACAAGCCTTCCAATATTCTTGATTCTGTCGAAAGTACTCATTATGCTTACGACGACCCGGCACTGGAAACTGTCATGCGAATCCACGCCGTGAAGCGGTGGCACATGATTGAAACAAATCGTTCCCAGACTTTAGCCGAGCATAGCGCAAACGTTGCCGCGTTGGTATATCTCTGTGCCAGTGAATCAGGCGGATATTTTGGGTCACCAGAACATGCCTGTACGGTGTCGCTATTTCATGACATTCCGGAGGTCTTCACTGGGGATATTCCGTCTCATACCAAGCAATATTTGAGAGGGGTTGAGGATCTGGAATACCGGGTCACCCCCTCTATATTTACTTTTGAAGAGGAACCTTTGAATTTGAACAGATTGATCAAGTTGTGTGACCTGTCAGATGGGATACGTTTCATTAGACTTCATGGTGTTGACCACACCGCACGTCATGCAAGGGATCAGTTGGTTCACAAATATCATGAACACAAGATGTTAGCAGATAGTGAATGGCCGGAAGAAGTATATAACATGACAACCCGGCGACTGAATTTCTACGCGTGGGAGGATCATTGAATCCTGAAATGCGTCTCCGCCATCGGTTGAAAAATTCGATGGCGGGGGAATGGTTGCTCACATGGCATGAGAACGGGGGCATTCAGCCCGGTGTCCCCGACTTGTCATATGTGCTATTGAGTCCTGGTCACGAAACCGGATGGCTCGAGCTTAAAGCAACAGACGATATTCTTGGGAACAAGCCCAAGAAATTATTCAAACTTGAATCACATCAGCATCAATGGATTGACGCTCACTGGTACTTGATACCAGTTCACATCCTATGCGCTGTTGAAGATATCTGGTACCTAATCCCTGGGGTTCATCACGAAAGTATTGATGAACCTTTGACCGCCGAATCTCTCAGGAGTTTGTCAGTAATTGGGTTTCACTACGCTGATTGCTCACAAATCCTTACCATAGCACTGAAGTCTGCCACGAGGAGAGATCGTGAATCAAAATTTTCCTGAATATAAGGAAACAAAGCCATCACTAATAATTCAGGCGACTCTTAACATCTTCTTTGAATCTGGAGACGTATTTGAGGTACGCATCCCAAAGACTAAATATGGGACAATTAGTGGTAATTTCAATGACCCGGCGATCGCCGCCCTAGCCATTACAAAGGAGAATGGAAAGCATCAAGCCGTCTACATGACGGTGAACCCAATTCAACCGGCACTCATAGCACGTAACAATAATAAATTTGAATATGGGTGCCAAACCACTACGAACGATGCGGAGATTTTAACCAGACGTTGGTTTTTAATAGACCTGGACCCAAGTCGACCTGCAGGGATATCATCCACAGACGGAGAACTAGCGCTCGCGTTTGCTCGAGCCCAGGATGTAAAGGACTATCTTACGTCTATAGGTTGGCCGGACCCTATTGAAGCGGTATCTGGAAATGGACACCACTTAATATATCCCTGCAATGAACCAAATGACGAGAACTCACGAATAGATTTCGAGTTCGCCACGAAGATGTTGTCTTCCATCTTCACTGATGACCGAGTAATCCTAGATACAACGTCCTGGAATGCTTCGAGAGTTTGGAAGATATATGGGACGATAAGCGCAAAGGGGAGTTCCACAGAAGAACGTCCCCACCGCGTTGCCATGATTACACGTCTACCTAACGAGAAGGTCTTTGTTGATCGTGGTTTGATTGATACGCTTGCTGCTCCCCTTCGCGATGCCAAGTCAGAAGAATATAAAGACATGACTGGTGAATACATCGCGGACATGGTGAAGTGGCTCTCGGACAGAGGAATCACAGTTACAGATGGCCCCCATCCATTGTATGGGAATGAGGGGAAGAAATGGAGAATTACTCGGTGTCCCTTCAATCCGCAGCATGAGAAGCCCATTGTTGGATTGGTACGAAATAAGCCACTGTTCCGATGCCTTCATAATTCATGCTCCGCATTCCATTGGAAGGAATTTCGTGAGAAGGTGGACCCGAACTACAAAGACCCGGATACCATCTTTGACCGTCTCCGGGAATGGTGTGAGAGTGATCTAGAGGATATAGATAGCGAGCTGGTGGAGACTGCTTGCCGTCTGGGGCGGACTGGCACCAATAAGTTAATTATAGGACTCAAAAAAGTCGTCCCAAAGACACGCTTAGCATATCTGAGTGATAAGCTCCGTGAAGCGCATAACAGATTCATCAAAGAGACTAAAGGAGAGTACAACGAACGTGGTAATATTATGGGGGTTATAAACCGGACTCGAACTATGCAAGAAGCTGGTGAGATGCCCATGTATTGGATGGCTGATTTTGATGGAAGGATTCGGGTGGGTAAGGTCGGGGATATTAAATGTCCACGTCTCACCACAACCGATGAAATCTTATTGATGGCTCAGTTCCACAAGATGGGTGATCCTTGGGTGAAACAGAGCCTTGCAGCCCAGGCTATTGAAATCTTGGCAGCGAACTACATCGTGAACCCACTCGAGCATTACCTAAAACAGTTCGAATGGGACGGGACACCACGTATTCATAACTGGCTCTCCCAATATATGGGGGTTGAGGATAATGAATATACTCGAGTTGTTGGACGGAAATGGCTGATTTCGATAGCCGCTCGAGGAATGAGTCCTGGGTGCCAGGCTGACTATATGCTTATTTTGGAAGGAAAACAGGGTATTGGAAAGTCACGTGCACTCCGAATCCTAGGGGGTGATTTCTACAGTGAATATTTGGGCGGATTGAAGGGGAACACGCACAAGGATATGGTATCTGCTATCGTTGGTAAACTGATCGTAGAACTAGCTGAGCTGGGAACTATCAAGCATTCTGATATGGAAGTGCTGAAGGGCATCCTAACCGTGACCAGGGATGACGTCCGACTGGCCTACGAACGGGACACGCGACCTTACCCCAGGACGTGCGTCTTTGCAGGTACTACTAACGAGGTTGGCCAGAGATATATTGCAGACGCCACGGGAGCACGTCGATTTTGGCCAGTTCACGTTCAGAGAAGAATCAATTTACAAATACTCGAGAGCGTGCGGGATCAGTTACTCGCGGAAGCAATCCATGCATATGATTCCGGGGAGGATTGGTGGCCGGATGACGCACTCGAAGAAGTATTTGAAGAGGAACAAGGGCTACGTCAAACAACAGCCGAGAGTTCAGACCCTTGGTTCGAACGTATCAAGATGGCCCTCATTGACCCAGATACTTATAACAATAAATGCTTCTACATTCGGCCAGAATATTCTAATGGACTTCCAATTCCTGGTGAATATCGAGTCCGAGTAGGACGTGTTGATTATATTCTTGGAATTATATGTGGAGTTGAAACAGGGCAACAAAATGGAGGTCATTTAGATCGGGTTCGAAAAATATTGGCCAGGCTCGGATTTGAGCGACGCAGACACCCGAGTGGAAGAAAATGGCTTGGGAAAGGATATGTTAGTGATTGTACCCGAGAGAAGATCGCGGATATCTGGCCAATTATGATTGCAACTTTGGACCTAAAGACACTATCAGAGATTAAGGAATGAAAAAAGGGGGGCGCAATCCCCCCAAGATCCCTTGCTGAGGGACCACCGAAAGACTACATGTCCCTTTTATGGGACCTAAGCTTTGAAACCCGTTTCGATTGATCAGCTTTATTGAATTCCTTGGCCACTTTCTGCGGAATTCCCACCTTCTTGGCGAACTCCGGGTTGTGGGCCGCTGCCGCCATTGTACGGGCTTGTTTGGGGGTCTTGGATGGCATTTGTAACCTCCTGGCGTCCACTATCGTTCGCCTGTTTAAGTATTTCCCCGATCGTATTATTGACGTCACACCATCTGCCCACTTGTAGTTGAGTCATGATGACGTCAAGGTCTTTAGGTTCAAGGTCTAATTTGATACCCATATTACGCCTTATATTGGAACGCACCAATGTCGTTACCGACCGGGTTGCCTAGAATATCTGTAGTATATCCAAGGTCCGTGTTAGTCGCCTTTCCGCGCAATGGTGAACTTGAAGTCAGACGGAAGTCATAACCAGCTTTGTCTTGAAATCCCAAATCACCAGTTACTTTGCCCGGTTCCTCCGGGATGGTCTTGCACGAGACGTCATAGGCGTTGTAGCTGTTGGTCGTGTCATTGACCACGTAGCAATCACATGCGACGAAGACATTGTTCTTTAAGAGCAAGTTGGCCATCTGGGCATTAGGATAAATGGGATACCACAAGGATGTAGAGAAGCTGATGGTGTTATTGAAGACTCTCCAGTTCTTTATCTCCATGTTCCATTCGGATGGACCCCCGGCATTTATGGCCCAGCCTGCACTGCCACCACTTCCTGAGTCCTTATTGTCAAATTGGTTAAAGGCCACAGTGAAATTGGTTGCCCCAGGGGCACCTGAATCACCCGTGTAGAGATGCTGGCCACAATGTCGGAAAAGGTTATATCGGAAGGTACAACCGTCACCAAAGAACCATTGAATGCCGTCTCCATGGGCGTCGCCCCGGTTGTCACAGTCGTGGATGAAATTGTTCTCGACCATCAACCGATGGCCCTTTCCCTGTATCCCATCGATACAGTAATCCTCCTGGGTTTCGTCGCCCAACTCGCAATAGCGGATCGTCAAATCATCGACCTGCCCACCAGCGAAGACTGCTGCCCGGTCGCCCGCGTAACCTTTCACGCAATGAATACCGTGGCCACCTGAAAGGGACGTGCGAATTTGTCCGTCGAGGGTGATGAAAGATCGGCGGGCGTTCCACTCGACATTGAAGCCACCACGCAGCACCGCTGGTCCAGACCCGCCATCCACGGCGTACGAGTCTTGCCAGCCGGTCGCGGTGCCGTGGCTGGCTTTTGTGGCAGCCTTGTACGTAACTGGATTGCCGGACGATCCACTCACAGCCTGAGCAGCGCTGGAGTCGTAAGCGCCACCAGCTATGAAAACAGTCATTCCCGCCGACAAGCCGTTGATCTGACTCCAAGCGCCCCATGATGTACTCCATGACTTGCCATCCCCATTAGGGCCACCCGAACGCAGGTACCTGAACTTGGTACTATCTTCCCCAGGCGAAGGTGCCGGAGAGGGCGAAGGGGGTGGAGGAGTTGGGGACGGAGAAGGGGCTGGCGCAGAAGCACCAGGAGGACCGGCAGGGCCAACGGGTCCTGGGGGTCCTGGGGGACCGGGTGGCCCAGGGGGTCCAGCAGGTCCTTGTGGTCCTGGAGGACCGGCAACAGATTCCGGAGGCGGAGGCTTACCCTTTCTAGTTGGCAATTCCATTTTAATTCCTTTCTTTCGGTGGAACAAGAACACGAGGGTCCACGTTTATTTGCTGTGGAACAGGGTTAGCAGCTTGAACTGTCTCTGCAATAGGACGTGGACTGAAAATAGTCACTTTGCCACCCTGCATACAATATACTTCATCAGCAAATATTTTACACGGACCCTCAACCACTGTGCAGGCTATAACTACAGCCGCCCCACCAATAATGACGCGACGTAGCATGCCAATCCCGCAGCAAGAAGATTATAACGACCCGCCGGCACCCCCAATGCCGCGATAATAAACAACACTAGAGCAGCAATCAAGAATGCCAGCGAAATCATATTCTCTCCTTAAGCTGGTTTTGTAGTTCCGTATGGCGGCAAGTAGACCACTTGTGCTACTGTACCTGGCCCATGCCATACCACATAAGGCGTATGATCTTCCGGAGTACCTTCAGGTGGAGGGGGAACCGGAGCAGTTGAGTCCGGTGGAATTGGAATAACTACACCACCACCTTCAGGAAGGTTTGGAGGCGCAGACGGTACTTGAGCCCAAGGAGGCGAATATCCAGGATCAACCGGACGATTTGGTGGAACGCCAGGTTGTGGCGGCTTCGGGAAGTTAGGGAATCCCGGAATATCCGGCCATCCTGCGACCGGTGGTCCTTCAGGACCCGTTGGAGGAACCCAAGGATGTGAAGGATATGGGGGTTGCGGATAAGCCCCACCAGGAGGTACAACGATTGGAGGAGTAGGACGTGGATCAGTCGGACCCCAAATCCCCAATGGGGGACGCGGTTGACCCGGCAAAGACGGCCAGTTACCTGGAACACCTGGCCAACCAGCCACAGGCGGACCTTCAGGACCCGTTGGAGGAACCCAAGGATGTGAAGGATATGGTGGATAAAAGATTGGATGCTCAGGATGAGCACCCGAATCACCCCCTACCGGGGTAATTAGAGCTAGAAACGGAGCCATTTACTTTCCTTTCGGTTGGTGATAAACCCTGAATAATATTCAGGGGGAGAGATTTTTGGATATCCTTTCTAAGTTAGTTACACGCTGGATCAAGTCTTGAACCTGTAAAACCGTTTGAGCCAAAATAGCCATTTCATTAACAGCGGCAGGGTAAATTGCACCATCCTCGCCAACTTCTTCCACGTTGCCTCTAACAGCCTGGGGTACATGCTGCAACAGATTTTGAGCACTGAAGCCCCAGTGGTCCTTGCCATCATCTATAAAAATTCCAACATCTAACCACCGAAACTTAATAGGTTTAATCTTGTTGAAGACTTCCGCAGACAATAGGGGCATTGGTTCTATATCTTTCTTGATACGTTCATCTGAGCTAGAGACAGTAATCCAGCCAACACGAGTATTATCAACCCAAATCTGAACGTTGCCATCCCAATACCAATTATGACAGTTACCGCCAACCCCACCGTACATACCTGCCTTGGATGAATACCCCTGTGTTGTCCAAAGTCTACCGGCATCGTTTAGCTGCAAGATAACAGCATTATAGGGGTGATTAACGATTTCAAAATTATTTCCACTGGCTCGAATATATTTATTTCCACTGCCTTCTCTTATCTGTATCTCTGGCCTACAGCGAAGATATTCGCATTGCATTTCAGCACCAGTAATCACATTCCACCAAGTTTGCCATTGATTACCGTTATTGTTCCAATAGATATCTCTGCAATAAAACGCATCCTCAGCTCTTACGTACGAGTTGGTATGTATAGGATTACCTGTCTTCCACTTCCCGCTCTCATTCCAGAATTCTAAGCCATTCACCCAAAGACTAGAGCTACATACTACTTGGCCGCAATCAATACGACCAGTGTCCCGCCGAAGCACTAGAGTATTTCCATTATTATCCCAACTGGGATAAAAGCCGCGAAGCAAATCGGCATCTAGCCCTGAGTTCTGACCATCATTGCCCTGGTGCCAAATTTTACCACCGCCTTTAGTGGCTGTAGCTATTTGCCACTCAAGACTATCGTGAGCAAAATAGATGTTTCCGCGCTCAACTGTATAATCATCATTAAAAGCACGAAAGCATACGTAGCCTGGATCATCAACACCGATAGCAGCACCCCTCTTTCCTGCCGGTGCGGTCGGATTGTAAATCCTCAATGAGTTCCACTCTGGATTGCTAAGTTTTACTGGTTGCTTAAACTCGGAAATTCCTGTTGCCCGATCTATAGATATAACCGCACCTTGGTAAACGCCCGCATCATTAAAACGCTCAATAACAAATGGGTCACCAGCTGATAGGTGCGAAAGCACCTTCCAGCGGACCACGCCATTCGATTCCAGAAACAGACCCTTAGAGTAACCTGGGGAACCGTTGATTTCTATTACTACGTCACTGGAAACCTTCTCGATCTTTAGCGCCCCCGTCAACGTACCGCCTGTAAGGGGGAGATAACCTGTACCAATAGTACCCGCCAATAAACTATCTACATATTTCTTATCAGTGGCGTGATAATCTAGAGTTGGGATACTTCCATCCAACTTTAATGGCGCGAGCATGCGTCCATTACCATTACGATCAAGCGAATCCGTTAACGTCCTAGCGACGTCATTCATAGTATTATTAGCCCACTCGGAACGAATCAACGTCCCAGAGAGAACTGGGTTGCCCGTTGGCAACTGATACTGACCACTAGAATCTCTAGGCATTTGTCTTCTGAGCTAGTTGTTGGATTGCCTTAATGATCCACGGAACTAACTCAGCATAGCCCAGCATCTTAAGATTCTCAGGACGTATTGAACTGGGTTCCAAGCCAACTTCGCTCATTATGGATACGGCTTCGGGAATGACCTTTGATATTTGATCTGCATTCAAACCTATCCTGTGCTCTTCAACTTCCCCTAGAAGTTCTGCCAGTGCGGGCTTAATGGTATACTGGATGACGTCTAGGCCATTAAGAATCTCTAGAGCATCTACCCCGGTGGGTTTAATGTTATCTTTAAGTCGCGAATCACTGTAATTGTATGTCTGGAATCTTTTATATAACGCATTGTCCACGTTAAAGATAAGCTCATTATTCTCCCAAGCCATACAGCCTCTGTTTCCACCCATGAACAAAGTACAGTGACCTTGGTCCCGAATTGGCCCGCCTATATGACCATTCCAAGAAATAACTTGATCTCCGGCCCGAACATGTGAGGTACTTTCAATCCCATTGTAGAAATGCCACCAGCCTGCACTGTTCACAACACCCATCCCGTTCATGCTGATGTCGTTGCACTTAACTGCGCTGCTAGTATAGATAGGTTGAGCCGTGCGCCACCAGCCTCCTTCGTTGTACCAACGACACCCGCCAGCGTCATAACAGGAAGCGTAAACAACGTTATCCCCCGCGCGTACCACGATCTGATTGGCAGCGTTGCCGATGTTCGCGTGATATCCATCCACCATGTCTGAATTGGATACTGTCAAGTTTGGTGCGTCGCCCAAGTTCAGTATTCGCTGACCTGTGCCTATGTCATAGCACTGGTTAGTAGAAGCATAAAGAACGAGCCCACCTGTAAAACCCCCAGCATCATTCAATCTTCCCCAGTATAACGTACCATCAGAACTAAGCTGAATCCGTGCGTTTCGCAAATTAACAGTACCAGTGGGATAATAAAGGACAATAAGCGGATCAGACTTGTGCACAGTCAATGTGCCCGTCAGTGTTCCACCTGAGAGTGGAAGATATCCAACCCCTGCTGCCGGGTTTACCGCAAATGGGAGATTAGTCTTAATATCATATGCTATATTATCTGGGCCAATTCGTATGCCCCCATTCCAAGACGCACGATCATCGGTTTTCTTGCCAAACAAAAGTGTACCATCATTCAGAGCTTCAACAGCACCATTCTGATCACCAGCAGGGGCGTTAGAATTTCTCCATGTGGTTGCTGCATTATTAACAGTAATATTAGTACCCTGAACGTCCAACGTACTAGTTCCAGCTATGATTGTCTGGACTCGAGTCGCTTCCCACTGCTGGACTTGTGATCCCTTGACAGAAAGATTGAGAACACCACTCGCAGATCGATACAAACCAGATGTAGTTTCCTGAGTAAACGCCAAACCAGGAGCAGTAATAGCACCATCCGTAATCTTGAACGGGGCAAGCATTCCACCACGTCCATTTCGATCCAAACTATTCTCGAGTTCAGCCCCAATATCAACCATCGTGGTATTTGCCCAGGTACTCTCAATAAGAGTCCCAGAAACAACAGGGTTCCCCGATGGCAAGACATACTGACCTTGATTATTACGAGGCATGTCTATTGCTCCAGTATGTCTTCATCAGTAATAGATTGTACGCCTCCCAGACCCAAAGGCATCCCAAGAGCACGTGCTCCCTTATCCGCCTTGAGCCTCTGAAGAAGCTTCTGAGGTCTAGTTTGCCCCAACAATAGATTCTTACCAGGACCCGTGGTCGACAAGAATGCCCCACCGGTCGCTGCACCTGTGGTTCCCAATGTAGTCAATGGGTCCACAAGCAATCCAAGACCAAATGCCCCAAGAGCGCCACGTTCAATAGTACCACTAGACCTAGTTCGTTCAGAGAAGACGTCCTTACCTACCTCAGCAGGACGTTGCATAATACCGCCACTCTCAGCAAACCGTGGCCTGGCAGTACGCTTCTTTACAGCCGCAAGAAGTTGCTCAGGCGTAAAATCTCCGTAATCATTCCCAAGAGAGGTAGCAGCTTCACGTACTGTTGCAAACTTGGAATATTGATCATCAAGAGGTTTTAGAGTCTTCTGAACATTAACGGGAAGTCCAGAACGATATGCATTTGTCCAATCAGCCTCAAGATCATCAAGAATGCCAGCAATGTTACTACTCTGAGGATTATTGGTCGCTTTTCGCCAATTCTGTTCCTGTTTAGTCAGAAATGCTTCAAATTGCTTAGCCCGATCACCCGTCACTGTAGCCCTATTACCCATCCCGGTATATTGTGGAAACATATCGTGATAATACCCTCTTATAACATTTCGAAGTTCATTTCGAGCGTCAGGGGTAAGACCACGCTTAGGATCATTGATAATTTGATCAATACGAGAATCAAACGTTGGATTATACTTAATCTTAACATTCTTAAGTACATTTCCATATTGACGCTCAAATTCATCTGAAATCTCTCCAACCTGGTCCCGTACGTGCCCAACATTGGACGTAGACTTCATATTAGGTGGAAGAGCATCATCAATCAAGCTTTGTCGCCATGTATTAACGGCAGCGTCACGTTGGTTCTTTACAACAGACCCGACGACTGGGTAAGATTGAACGCGCTCCTCCATAGCCTTCGCGAGATTACCTGTAACAGATCGTGGGTCTGCTTGTTGACCCAACGTCATAACATCTCTGACGGCCTTGGGAAGCGCCGCAACAGCCGGATTTTGAGCGACAACACCCTTGATACCAGCTCCAACAATATCTCCAAAAGCTTGTCCACCAAGACCAGCAGCACCTTCAACCATAGCATTCGTACCACGATCCTCTTCACCAATAACTGGTTTAACAGCACCAGAAAGAGCACCAGCAGTAACAGCGCCACCATATTTAACTGCCTCCTGGGCTGCCCTAGTCTTAGGAAGAGTAGATACCTTACTAATGATCTTAGCAGCTGGAAGCGCCGTCAAAACATCACCAGCAAAACGTGAAACCCCAGAAGTGGTTCCAAGCTCCTGTTCCATCGCGCGACGAACCGCTAAATCATGCTTCTCTTCTTCCGAAAGACCAGATATAAGTTGCTTAGCCCCCATTGCATACTCGTCGAGAGTACGTTCTGCCCCATACGTAGCATGACGCCATTTTGGAAGTTGTGATACCTTCTCCCACGCTTCTCTCTGAATAGGATCAGAAGGGGGAACCGGCCTATCTTCTCCAGTAGGAATCTGGGCTACAACATCTGCTTTCGAAGCTGCAGGCGCAGGAGTTGGAGCCGCAGCTGGAGTTTTCTTGAACTTCGACAGCGCAGATTTAATCTTAGTATCCGGAGTACCATCCGGAAACTCAGCAACCGAACCATCTGGAAGTTCAATCTCAATCATTCAAGTTCCCCAGACTCGGCATTATATTTCCGACGAGGTTTCTCGGATGCAGCAGGCTTAGGAGACGCAAAATCGGCATCATCCTTTGTATCTTCTTCTCCTCGAGCCGACTTAACAGTAGTCTTCCAATTATCATAATGCTTTTTAACCTGATCCAGATTCTTTTTCAGAGTTTTATCATCCTGATTCGGATCCAGGTTAGCAATAGTAGCTTGAAGATATTGTAATTCTTGCACGGCAACCTGGCCAAGAGCACCACCTGTCGGAGACATTTGACGCATCTTGTTGAGTTCTTCAAACCCCAGGTTAGCCTTAATTGTATCAATAGTGGTACTCAGGTTATATGCCTTAGTACCAGGAATCTTACGCACTTGTGAACCAATAAGTCCAGTAGTCCCCTTGTCCACGAGCTTAACAGCCTCGTCAACTTTTGCACTAATTTGTTCAGCTTTTCCAAGAGATGCATCTTCAGCCGCTCGACGTTTATCCTTTGCAGTCTTGAGCTTATCCTTGGCTGCATCAATCTTAGCTTGGGCAGCTGCTTCTTTTGATGCTGCCGGACCCCCAGGAATTGCTTCAAGGTCCCCGTCAGGCGTAAACCGATAACCTGGCGGAGGCTTACCCCCGGTACGATTAGCTGAATTAGCATTAATATCCGCCCGAATATCACGTCTCAATTGACGGTCTGCTTCTTTTTCCTCGTGTTGCTGTTGTAGCTTAGCACGACTCTCTTCAACTTTAATGGCAGCATCCAATACACGCCCACGACGCGTTTCTTGAACCTTCTCCTTATACTCAGGGGATTCGGCAGTTTCACCAGTAAGCGGATCATATGTCCCACGCTCTGTAACCTGTTCTGCCCTATCACTAAGAGCCTTCTTAAATATGGAACCACCCAGACCTTGCATCTGTTTATCAGCGGCAAGTGACCCTACAATCCCAATATCCGCAAGCTGATTACTCTGAGCAACACGCTCCTGCACCTGCTCGGGTGTATACCTCGGGACTGTAGAAGTAGGAGTTGACAGTTTTCTGTACTCGTCCATCAACTCATCGTACGCCGTCCTAGAAGGGTCTTGAGGAGCATCAGGAGCCGACTTACGAAGCACAACACCCATTTTAGCCTCCAGGAAGCATAGGAGGAGTAGAAGCATCCATTACAGGTGCAGGGGGGCCAACCATTCCAGGCATTCCACCCGGTTGCCCACGTCTCAATGCATCCATAGCCATTTGAGCAAGCTTCTTACGACGTTCAACTTCCTCATTCTCAGCCTTTTGCAACCCTTCAGTGACACCACCTTGTTGCTTCTCGAGCTGATATTGATTCAATCCAGACAACGCCATTGTGACAGGGTTCGGAGCCACATAATGGCCACTTACCATCTGTCCTTGCATACCTTCCTGAGCCTGGCCACGCATCTTATCAATCATTTTCTGTTTGCGTGCAAGCTCAGTCTGCTGAGGCTGGTTACTCTGAAGTAGCGCCGCAATCACTTCGGGGGGCATTGACATGATTTACTCCTAGAACATAACTGCGGCCATCATAGCCATGGACGCCATTTGAGTATTTTGAGCCTTCTTCGCATTTGCTTGGCCTACTCGAGCCTCATAATCAGAGCTTGCAGCACCCATCAAATCAGCCCCTTGAGCCTGACTAGCATTGGTAAAATTCTCAAAATTAGGCGCTTGGATTCCGGTCTGTCCCTGAAGGAGAGCATTAATGTCCTGAAGTGGTTGATTACGCTGTGCCATCCCCTCTTCAAGCTGTCGACCACGAAGCTGTTCATTAAACATTCCGGATTTTACTGCAGAGTCAACATTGAACCCCAAGGAGTCATAGAGTTGTTGCCATTGTTGCTGCTGTGCCTTATTTTGGAACTCGGCAGATTGCAAACCCTGACCAAACATCTGTCCTGCTTCTGCACGCCCAGCTTCCATTGCTCCCATACGCGCACGTGTTTCTGCATCACCTTGCTCACGCATTGCGGTTTGCCATGGCTTGCTAAATTCTGTGACCCCCTGATTAGCAAGACGCGACTCGAGATTCGATCTTGATTCCTCGAGTTGCGGTTTCTGCCAATTCCAAGCTGCCTCTTGTCCCGCTTGTCGCCAAGAATCCATTCCTGCGGGCGCACCAAAGCTATACGCCATATTGCCAACATTTTGTGGCATTTGCTCACTGGTAATGTGTGATCCACCAGGGTCAAGTGATCCATAATCAAAGGGATTTGCATAATTACCTTTTAACTGATCCATCAACCCACCGGCAAGCTCACTACGTCCGGCTTGTAACCCCTGTTGGGCATCTAATGCCCTTTGCATCTCCGGGTCTAGGGTAACATTCTGGGACCATTCAGTAATAGGCTTACCGGTTGCGGGGTCCACACCTTCTTTTGCAGACCAACTGCTCGAGCCCCATGGATTCGTCTGATTAGGACGATTAGCCCATGTCTGTTGAGCATTTAGTTGAGCATTTTGCTCACCCTGCAATTGAGCTTGCTGAGCGTAATTTGGTGCTTTAGGAGTACTTCCCATGACGTCACCTTATCCAACGACATTCGGACCGAGACATACTCAAGATGACCAAATCACCCGCATGTCCGCCATTCGGCAGTGTAATTATATCCTTGAATCCCAACTGTCTGTCAAAATCAAGTGCACGCTCATTTTTGCTGTCCACAAAAGCTAGAACGTATTCCAAATCCCTCGTCTTAAAAGGGAATTCGAATGCCTTCCTGACCTTGTGCCTAGTTATGCATTTCGGGTCCTGGACTATAATATGCATTACACAGGTATTTCCTACAAAATGGTCATATCCCACTGCACCTGCAACATCTTCCATGTCCCGCTTCATTTCAATCTTATCACTCGGAACATATAATGTACCTGCAAACATTGGATCCCAAGGAAGACTAATCCGGTCATAGAAAAACTCCCAAATAAATCTAGCCTCCTTCATTCCAGAATCAGCGGCAATAGTAATCACCATGGCCCTCCTGGTTCATAAAGATAATCAATTGAAGCAAGGAACGTATCACCTACACAAGTTGATTCCATATACACAGCACCCGTGTAACCAACCCCTGCGGTACCAACCCAACGTTGGAATGTCTGCATACCCCCAGTCCAATAACTTTCATCCCAGTTAGATATGTCCCATTTCGAGCCTTCTGAATCCTTAGATATGGCCGCTCCCCCAGGAATTGGCTCCTTAAAGTCAATAAGCATGTACAGGGTATATGTTGGAGTGTCCGTTGCTATAAAAGTTGGACGTGCCATCAGGAACTGCTTATTTCCACCAGGCATACCAAAATAACTGAAAACGGGCTGAATCACACCCCGGATACCACTTCCTACTGATTCATTGAGTTTGACATTATCAAAGAACCCTGTCATTCCAAGACAAACTCGCCCGTCTTCAGTTCCAAACCAAAATTGGTTCAGAGCAACTTCAGAACACGATATCGGAACACCCTCAAACTTGGTCCAAGTATTCGTGTTTGTATATAGAACGTACTGTTCAAATGTCGGGAATGCTGAACGTGGTAATTGGACAAAGAACAGATTATCACGAGGATAGAGCTTCAATTGCCATCCCTGGTCAAATATACCAGCGGACATAAGCTCAGTAAGCTTGGGCTGAATTTTCCCAAGATAGTCGGTTGAACCGACACGCAACATTGATTGACCACCACGGGTTACGTACGATAAAGGTTGAAGTCCCATTTCGCTCAAAATAAGAAGGTCACCCCCCATCGACTCAAAATTACGTCCACCACGTGGCATTCCACCAATGTAAAACCTTCCCACCAGTCCAAAGTCAGTAACACTATCAGGATTAGTCCCCTTATAGATTAAAATATCTCCATTCTCGGCAGCAACACAAAGAATATCATCAATACCTTCACCAGCATCAATAGACCATGCTGCAATAAAAACCAATGCTCCTCCATGGGGTAACAATGGTCCAAAATCAAACATCGTAGCAGGACCAGTTATAGCATTAGTTGCTAGATACCAGGCTCGAGTTGATCCTTTCTCAATAAACCAGACACGACGTTTCCATGTAGTTACAAATACAAACAAATCGGGATCAACACCATCAATTGTACCTCCTGAACCGGGTCCCTTTAATGGTTTAGTCCATGTCGTCCCATTATAATATCTGTATCCACCCTTATTCGAACATGTCAAAAGATAGTTTCCAGCGATGTTTGACATCATTACACTGGACATTACCCCATAACCATCGCCACCAGTAAGAGTTACAGCTGTTGGAGGATTATTTGTCGCAGCAGTAACATCAAATATCTTATCATCGGTTGCCGCAAACAATCGATAGCTAATAAAGTTCTCATGGTTCGGGTGATACTTCATCACAGTCCGAACAGGGGCACCAAGATTAGTAGCCCATTCCTTCCAGCCCTTACGAGTACGTACGCCGTACTCTTGCGGAATCCAATTCGTGAGTCTTACAGCATCACCAGCAGGCATTGCATTAATAGCATCACGCACATTAAGACCCCCAATCGGCGCAGGACTGGAAGACTTAATATGTCTTTGGGGCTTAGCGCCCCTAGGAGGAGGTTTACCTAGATTAGCGGCCATATCCAGTATCTGGGAGATTATTTACACCAAGATAAGGCATTCCACCACTACGTCCAATGGAATAAGACGCTACTGGACGATTAGCACCCAGAGCATTTGCTAAAGCCTCATCATAAGCATCTTTGACAGAGGTTGTGTCAAATCCTTTCGCATCCCTATACCAAAACTTCAAAGCATTAATAATCAAGGAAGGATCATAAAGCACAACATCATCGTCTGCTTGGATATGATCCCTGTATGTCGGAGGCGCAGTAGTAACGTCCTGGACCCATGAACGAGATTGATAGTCTATCTCAACTGCTTGCGGATCACTGGGAGCATAATAAAACTTAATCTTATCATTCGCGATTATATATTGTAAGGTAATGGTCGAACCCCCCAAATTTCTGGCCTTAAGTGCTCGCCATGATTGAGGAGATACGGGTCCAATAGGAATTGCAGAAGTATTATTCCATCCCGAATCATTCAGAAAATATTCTAAATCAACCGGCAGATCATATTCAGTAATTGGGTCTTGAACCGATAATGACCACACCCTAACATGTTGCTGCCATTGATTCATACCCTCTTTAAGGAGCATATCCCCGGCATGTTGAAGCAATGCCCAACTCTGATACAAAATCACATCACGTGAACCAGCAATTGCAACAGGATCAATATCAATAACTCCCATCTGCGAAAGCGCTCTGGATATTATGTCTGAAGTAGTCAAGTATCTTGACATGGGATAATCTCCGCTTCAGGAATCTTTTCCGGAATATATCCAGATTCACACTTATGAAAAGCGTCTATAACGTCCTGTTTGCGCTTCACAGCCTCTTGCTCATCCATCTCCTTACGCACTCGAAGGGTATCTGGATATACTTCATCAAAAAGAGCAAGTCCAGTCCGCTTTAAGTAATCACGCTGTTGTGATTTACTATGTATCCACTCACCATCAACTGTCGATTGAAATGAAGCAATCGTATCCGATACCACCATTGGTATCGTGATTTCACGATTCATCTCTGTACGACAACACCAAGGACGATCTGGCCTACGGGAATAGGAGGCAATGGATTGCCATACCTCCACAACCCGTCCGCATCCCCAACATTTGTAGGGGTAGATGGCCATTTAAGCCACCACTTTTTCTTTCTTCAATTCCGCAAGAGCCTTAACCATCTCCTGTTGTTGAGCTTGCATCGCCTCAACCTGTTCCTGAAGATGCTTATTTTCAGCCTCAAGCTTATCAAGAGGCGCAGTAGATTCTCTTGCCTCGAGCCAATTCTGTGCACGTCTACTAAGCTCTCTTAGGCCAGGATATTTAGCAATTGATTGATCATTAGCCTGTGCAATGGCTTCAACAGTTGTAAAACCAAAGTAACGAAGCTCTTCAATCATTGCTCGAGTCGCAAGCGGCCACTCTTTAAGTGGATAACCACTTTGCTGTTCCTTTTCACCAGCCTGATATCTTGCATAATGAGTCGGAAAACGGGCCTTATCATCCGGACGTGCCTCTCGGACAACAATATTGTTTTTGTCGCCAGGAGTCATAATTTGAACTAGAGTTGCATCCTTAAAGCAAGGACGCCCCTCAATCTCAGTACGTGCTTCATCAGGCAAAACATCTTGATAAAATTTCACATACAGCCTGGTATCCGCACTGTTATTATTAAAAATATTATGGTCATACTCCAAAGTCCTACTTGCAGGATCAAATTGTTCAATATCCACTTTCGGCTCCTTATGGGGCTACTCCATAGGCAGAACCACCTATTGGCATCGCTTGTCCCGTTTTGTTGACTTGAGTGCCTCCAGAAATAACACCATCAACTGCAATAGCTGCTGTTGCAGTCCTGAAAGCAATTACTTTGGCCGCAAATCCAACTGCTTCTACTCGAGCCCCATAAGGGGCAGGTTGTCCTATGCGTGCAATCGCCACGCCATCACCAGCAAGAAATCCCTTCGGAGTCGGAGGACCATATACTGAATTAATTCCAGCCCCAATACCTGTACTAAGGCCACCTACTCCTTGTAGTACATCTGGGTCATATATTGCACCAGCGATTCCGGAGGGATTGAGTGCCATGATTACTCCTTAGGGTGTTGCAGCATTACCGTCCGTATCAACCTTCAACACAATTGCAGCACCCCCAATAGCCATATTGTTAGGGGTTAAGGCGGTTCCGTCAGCAGCACCAGCACCAAGGCCGATACCAGTGCTCCAACCACCGTTACCCAAAACAGCATTCGAGGCATACACACAAGGTGCTGCAGGCGTTGTTGCCGAGGAAAAAGTAGCAGGCATAGTTACCTCCTTACACTTTCTTCTTAGCAGCGGTTGTGGCGGGTGCCGGAGCAGGTGCTTCAGCAGGAGGTTCGACTGGAGGAGGAGCAGGTGCTTCAACGTCCGGTTCTCCTGCACCAGGTTCGGGGGGAGTTGATGGTTCCTGAACATGCTCAACGTGTGCATGAACATCTTCCTCGAACATGGGATCGGGTGTAGACCCTTCCCCTAGTTCATGTTCAGCACCCGTTTCCTTACTTTCAGGACCAGGACTCCTTGGCAATCGCCTCTCGAATGCAGGATCGTCTGCATAAACCTCGTCCGAATCGGGGGCCTTTTTCTTAGGCTCCACAACCTTCTTCTCGGGTTCCGTAGACATGTTACCTCCTTACGGGGTCACAAGACGGCCTTGGAATTGCGAGCCAGAGCAAGTCAGATTACCCGCCCATGCAAGGATCGCAACTTCAGCATCTTGGTTAATTGCATAACGACGATTCGGGTTCAGAGACACGAAATTGCGCTTCGAATGCGGCCTCCACTTCAGGAACTTGGTATTCAGGAAGTAAGCAGTCTTAGCAGCCGCAAAACCACCGATACCACCGTCCAACAGAACATCGCAGTCCATATATTTGATGGTTGGGAAGCCCAATGCACCGAGCTTAGGATCGGTAAACCGTTGTTGTGCTTGAAGCGATGCAACATAAATGCCCCAGAAGATCGAATCCATTACGATCAGATCAGGACGAGTTGAACCACGGACAAGGGATGACCACATCGTGTTCATCGCACCTTGGACAGTAGTCGAAGTAAGCGCAGCACCCGCAAGGGTATACTTGCTCCTCCAGAACGCCCAAGTTGCACGGTCAATGCCACCATAAGTACCGGTTGCAGGAGTAGTAGGAACAGCAGCATCAAGGCCAGTTACCTTCTTACCACCGGCACCAGTCCCATCACTATAAATACCATCAGACGCAAGATTCTTCATGGTATCCTCGGCAACTTGAATCCGAGCTTCCATGAGATCAATCATCTGTTCACGACCCGCATTCTGGAGTTGTTCCAGACCGGAAATCACAACAGGACAAGCAAGCTGCTTAATGTCATATTGTGCCGATGACAAGACATCTTGTGCAGAAACCGGCAACAGATCGTAACCAGAGTACCAACCAGCGTTCGCATTTTGCGCGTAGCTAAGCTCCTCCATAATTACTGTACCACCGGAGAAGGTCTTAGTATTACCGCTCATTTGGATCTTAGCCAGCAAACCATTATTCTTGCTGACGTTATCCGCAATTTCGCGTGAGCGCTGCTCAATGGTCGTTGCGACCATATCAGATACATTTGGGAAGGCCATGACTATTCCTCAAGGTTGAACAAATGAAACCTGACCCCGCTTTGCGCCGCTCAGTCTAAACCGATAACGCTAACGGGGTATCCTCATTCGCCTTGAGTATTCGTGAACTGGTGTTCAAGAATAGCACGAATCGATTTGTTGGCCGGAGTTGGTGTTGCAGTCTCTGTCTCTGAGCTTGGGGTTACTGACCCCGATCTTGCGCGAGCACGGGCGGCTGCTTCACTTTGCTTCTTACCTACATCCGATTGCTTCCTTGCATCCAATACACGACGGACTGGCTCATGTATGAGTATAGCACGGTCGTACGCCTGTGTCAAGTCCATGGTTTGATTGCGTTTAATAGCAATCTCCATTAGATCCGCCATTGTATCTTTAACATCCCAATAAAATTCATGGGTTTTAGAAAATTGTTCAACCTCATCATTAACCCCTCTTTCAGTCTCCAATTCTTGGTTTCTAATTAACTGAGATTGGGACTCAAACAAACGTTGCATCGGCTGAAGCTTTTCCTCCAAAAGACGTCCGATAACCGTCTCTTGACTTTGTGATTGCATCTGCTCGCCGGCCAGAAGCGAGTCAAGCATTTCCAAATTAACACCAAATGATTTAATAACGTTTGCAACAGTTTGTGCCTTCTGCTCAGGGGACCCAATACGCAAAAGAGTTGCTGTGCGCATTACATTATTCACCGCCTGCAACGGATTACCCCCTTCAGCATTTATGAAGGGAATATACGGTTGCATCATCTTCCCAAAATTACCCTCGAATTCTCGAGCTTGGGTCGATTGGTTTAGAGCCTTAGTAGCCTCAATCTCTCGCTTCCAAATCTCATCTTGAACTGGTTTCGGAATAGTTTTCCATACTTCTCGAGCCTCTGGGCGCCAGGTTCCGGGCGCTTGACGTTCAGGAGCAGTTCCAGGAGGGGTCGCTCCGGGGGCGGACTTTGGAATGGTATCAGCAGGGGGGGTCGGTATATCTATACCGGGTGGGGTGCTCGAGCCCGAGGGAGGTACCGCCTCGTGCGCGGGCGGAGTATCCTCAGATGGGGGGGTATCACCCTCAGAGGTATCCTCAGAACCCTCTGGAGTATCTTCTGAATCATTCGAAATATCTTCAGCAGCATCTGAAGGGTCTACAGAACCTTCCCCCGCATTTTCTGGGTCTTCAGCAGCATCCATGTTAGTTTCTAACAACTCTCGAATACTTTTAGTAGCCATCTTAAGTCCTTTCGGCTATTTTAATGCCTCGCTTGAGGTGGTTCAGGAGGCGGTGGAGCCTGATTCGGAGTCGAACCAGGGTTTTCGACTTCCATTTTATTCATCAGGGTATCAAAAGATATATTCTGAGCCTGTGCAACATCCTTCTGAGCTTGCGCCATATTTCTCTGAGACTCTGAAGTACCCTTCTGAATATCTGCAAGATGTTTCTGAGCTTGCGCATCAAAGTTCTTAGCCTGCGCAACATCTTTAGGATTAGGTGGTGGGGGCGGCGGAGGATTGGCAAGAGACTTCTCGACCGTCTTGATCATTTCATCAAGCACTGTTTCGATTCCTCTGCCCACCCGGAACCCCGCCGCACCCCATTGAAGTATTTTCAAGAGCCCAGTTGATGCTTGTGGAGCCACTTGAATGATTCCTTGAGCACTCATGAGAAACTCAGAAACCGCTCGGATATAATCCATTCGGGCATCACGTTCTGCATTAAATTCTGGAACCGCCATTGAATCTGCATAAATCTCCACACGATACTTAAACATAGGACTCTGAAGCAATTCAACCGCTTGCTGAGCCAATGGAGCGTCCGGAGTACGCATTATATTAGATCGCTCGATTATCGTCTCAGGTTGAAAGCAATTTCGAATCATCTCCGCTTTAACATTAAGTCCGTCTTGAATAAAGGAAGCCACTTCCAGCTGCAAGAATTGCAACTTCACAGAGCCATATTGAGCTTTTAGTTGCTGAGCGGTTGCCGTCTCAGTTGCCCTTGTAGCCCCTCGCATAATATCAGAAATGCCTGTGAGTTCATAGATTTGAGCTACAATCTCTTGACGCATTTGACGGAGCTTATCAAGGGTTGCCACGACCATATCAAGTGGCAACCAATCAACTGACCCCTTCATTCCACCCTTATCAGAAAAAGCAGACCAATTCCTAACAGGAATCATCCGGTTATTTGCACCGGATTCGAGAGCACTGTTAAGTTCAGCATTGGTCTGGTCAAAGAATCCAACTACTTTAAGAGCACTTACAAGGATACTTATGCGATTATTTACGTCATCAAGCTCCTTGTATTGGTCCTGGACAAGTAAGTAATCGGGCCTTGGAACCATCTTCGTGGTTGACATGAGCGCAAATAATGGCCTCGAGCAAGGCCAGAATTTTGGCAAGCGAAAATCAACCTCCCTCTCGTCAAGCATTTCATCAACACCTTTCGAGAGCCAATAACGGCAATTCTCTGCCTTAGACCATAGTTCCCATATTTCACAATATCGAACAGCCTCTGAACCAGGGTCATCAGATGCGGAACCGGACGTCGATGTTGGATTTCCTCGAGCATAAGCCAACTTCTCAGCTTTAGCCGCCCCAAAACGCTTCTTAGCGTCCTTCTTTGTCATCTTTACGCGTCGGGCAATCCATCGACAATCTTCCCAAGTCCTACAAGGACTCCAAATGATGTCTTTCCAAAAGACATAATCGGTGATAACCTCCTCGTCCACAATACGTTCGAATTGAGTCGCGGGAACAAGAACATTTCCTTCCGGATCAGTAATCTCCGGAGTGATTCCCGGCTCAAACTTCGGTTCATATCGGAACCAGTTAAACCCCGCACCTGGGACCAAACGATCTTGTACAGCCTTCTTCGTAGCTGTATCATAATCATCACGTTCCTTGATTTTAAGTAATCGCTCGAGTATCGTACCCGCCACACGTGCAACGTCATCATCTTGATCCTCGAATTCACGCACGACCATTGGAGTCGGGAATCTTGCGTATAATGTCGATATCAAAATTCCCACGTTAGACGTGAAAAGATTATATTTCGAAGCGTCTTCATCTCCAGCTTCACGTATATCTAAGAAGCGCTCATTAATCATTTTACCCTGATTATGCCACTTCTCGGTAAACTTAATACCAGAAGATATTTCCTTAATCCACCGCTCAACACTTCCTCGAGCTTTGGCAGGCGCTTCAGGCTTTTCCTCAGCATAATCAGCCATTTAATTTCTCCTTGTTGTACACGGGCAACGGGTCCACGGGAGGCGTCTTCAGTTCATCCGGCCATCTATAAGTCAACACAAGACTTTTGTCGCACAACTTGATCTCCACATTGGGAGCTTCATGACCCGCCAAAATAATAGGATGACCGTCTATATCATTCCCAACTATAAATCCAACTATAGTTGGAACTATAGGTGGTGGTTCTGAACCTGGTCCCTTTGGTGCCGGCGTCTCTTCCCCGATCACAGTGATCGCTCCGTAGGCAGGATAATATAATTTTCTTCCCCAGTGTGCATACGTCTGAGCAGAGTTAAAGTCCGTTGTTGAAAACTGACAAGCTCTAAGACAACCACTTACAAAACCATGCGAGAAATCTTTAGGATCACCCTCGAGCAGTTTCACAAACCAAGGCTCGCGTCTTGGGTGTTTGCCTATGAAGAGTCTTGCTTCCTTTATCCAAGGAAGCTCATATGGAACGATAGGCATTATTGCCTCCTAATCCCTTGGGATTCCGCGGTAACTACTGTCAACCCCGCATTTCCAAGCATCATCCATTGTAAAGCTCGTCAAGGGCCTTACAAATTGGCTTGCGGGTCTAATGATCTTAGCTTCCGGTGGTTCATATGGTCGAGCCATGCATCCATATCTTAAAGCATCTGCCGCATGATCTTCCGCATTAGTGTCTACGTCATCTGGAAGGTTCGGGTCCGATGGCAGTGTAGGAAGTGTCCTTATCAGATGATGGCAGCAATCCATGAAGTAAATCATTGGTCTGCCATCAGTCCCTCTAAGGCGTGACCTTACTTGGTTCCATCCACCTAATGCCCCTTGCCCGACTACACGTCTATTATCAGCTCTATTCCACCATATGCCCGCACGGGCCATGTCTTCAGCTATCGAAGGACCCCCATTCGTTGCGAATGTTGAAGGATCAATCTTATTCAACCCTGCATTATCTTCTATTATACGCTTATCTTCCATTTCTGAAATCTCAACCATATGGGCCACTTCACCGGACGTCTTCTTGCATCCAATGTTAGGTTGTCCATTCCATCCGTAGAGTTCCCGATAAACCACTAACGCCCCTCTCGGAATATCTACGTCTACTCCAGGAAGTCGGTCACCATTTGCCACGGCCAGCCAGAGCACGCAAAATGGCCTTGAGGACCCCCAATCGCATGCCCGATACCTCACCATCCAGTTTCCGGGTAACGGCACTGTCGGTATTACGTGCCTCTTCCGGTCAAACTCTTTAAAGTATTGCCCGACTACTACGTCCCAGTTTCCCTCGAGCCATGCTTTAACCAGTTCATCTGACCCAACTTGTTTAAGCATTTCAATGTATTCGGCGTCATTTTCCATAAGTGCGGGGTTATCTTGCAATAGACTTGGTATGAACACGCGGTACGTCTTACCCCCATCAACACTGAATGGAGTGTTTGGCGGCGCGGGGTCTATCCAACGCATCTTAACCCACGAATGTCCTGGTCCCCCAGGGTTTGCTGTCGCTTTAAGTTGGCAGGGTATTCCGTATTTTGACCGTAACGTCGCAAGTAGTTTTCGTACTGGTGCTTCGTTTGGAAAGTTTCCCACTTCTTCTATATATACTCTTGTGTACTGGTGTCCTTGATACTTGAGAGCGTCTCTGTCATCATCTAGATAACGGCACCTTAGCAATGCCCCGTTTGGTGATTTAAATTGCTTCTTTTGCTCCATCCAGACATGTCCGGCCTCTTCAAGTATATCCTTACCTTCTTCTATGAAGTCCTCTAATTCCGTCAGTTCACGTCTGAATACAATTCCTCGAGTGTTCTTCCCGTACGCTTCGTTGTGAATCAACCAATCCAATATGGTACCGAACGTCTTACCTCCCCCTCGGGCACCCCCGAACAGTGATTCCTTGCACGGAGAGGTAATATAAGCCTCTTGTTTGGGTGTTGGTTTGAGGATCATTTGAAGAATAGCTCAGTTAGTACGTATACCATAGCCACAACGGATATAACTCCTAGGAGTACAAACACCAGAATTATCCATATGACGTCTTTCACCGTCATTTCTCCGCCTCAACCACGATTGGGAATGTTCCGTGTCTTTCTGCCCATTCGTCTCTATTTGATGGGGTATTACGCATTTCAATTGTTACGTGTGTAACCTTTTCTTCAAGCGATTCCGAACGTTGCTTATAAAAACCTGCAACCTCCCCTCGGTAACGCTCTGCTTTAAGTGCCACAGCATGTTGATTTGTATGTAGGGCAGAATCTCTTATTTCCGCTAGTTTGACCAGATGGGACCCAAGCGAAATTAAAGTCTGCTCATCAACTACACGTGCTAAATAAGCAATTCGGTGCGCTATTTCCGGTCTTGTAATTATTTCTCTTGCTTTGGCCATTGAGTATTGATCGCGACCAAAGACAGCTTCATAAGCCGCCCCCAAATTGCCGTTATACTCGACAACCGCTAATGCAAATTTGTCGTCTTCAGGATCTAAGGGCGGGAAGTCAATCTTCGCGGGCACCACGTCATTCATAATGACCCCTTACCAGTATCAGTGAGTATATCACACTCGAGCGCGGCTGTCAAGTAGTGATTGATGGGACCCGCGACGATAACAATGCACCAAGCAATATTACACGTGGGGTAGGGCGGCGCTGGCTCCGAGTCTCTTCGACGATCAACATGTCGAGAGAAGGACCCGCGGGCCAAAGCGCTTTGGAGCGCGTTCGTCCGGCGAACAAGCGTTCGTCCTTCGAACAAGCGTTAGTTAGTGATTACTTACTTCGGTAGACAGACCGGTCTGTGCACCTAAGTGGTGCATATAAGTCAGCGCTTGCTAACCCCCACATGCCGGTATTGCACCACGTTGGTGCCCTTATGCCCTCCAACAGTGCGTGCATATCCCCCCATGGGGGTGTACCCCCCTCATGTGCCCCCCTCGGACTGGACGTGTGCACCACGATGGGGCATAGGGGGCGCCTACCGGATCTTTTTTTTTTATAGGGGGGAGAGGGGGGATCTGGATGGTTGTCCATAGTTACGAGCTATCGGACGTCGGATCTGGCGATAGTGAGCACTGACTGCGCCTTAGGGGGGTCCGCCCGATAGGGATTTACCATAACTTCGGGCTCGCCGATAGTATCCGCCCCTATTGGACTGGCCATTTCCATAGTCCCCGACTATGGAAACCGATGTAAGTA